GTCGAGCCGGCTGTATACCGTCTGCCCCTCATCGGAGGGTGTCGCGACCGGGCCGAGACGAACGTTGACCCAGGTCGTCGGAACCGATGCGTCAGGAAGGGGACGGCGATCGATGGTCATCGGGCGCACGCGGTGTCGGTAGACCCGATCCGCGGCATCCGTGTTCACGCCGATCGCGAGAACGAACGCCTCGAGGACGGTCTGGAAGCGGTTCACGGGTACACCTCGCGATCGTGCTCAAGGATGACGTCGACCTCGCCGTCCGCGTCCCTCTGGAAGTCGACGATCACGTACTCGCCGTCAGAGCGGACGATCAGGTCGCCGATGCGCATCCCCGACGCGTCTGCCTCCTTCGCCTCGATCCAGGTCTGAAGCGAGGACTGCATCGAGCCGCCTACGTCGGACTCGACCCACTCGCGGCGGAAGATCGCCGCGATTTCGCTCTCGGTGCCCGCGGCTGACCGATGAACGACAGTCCCCCCAAGCGCATCGATTATCGTGGCGGTCACAGTGACCGCGTCGTCCTCGAAGGTCATGGCAGGATCTCGAATAGATGGGGGCCGAAGCCCCCGGTCGATCAGGCCACCGTGTTGGGGCCGACGTTCAGCTTCACCTTCACGAGCTCGCCGGCGGCCGAGGCCGTCTTGGTCTCCATCGAGATGCAGCCGAGGCTCAGGTCACCAATTGCCGCGGTCGCCGAAGCGTCGTCCGCGTAGCCCGCGCCGCTGTTCGCGGACACGTCCCACACGATCGGCTGCCCCGTGACGAAAGCCGCGCCGTTCACTGCCGGAAGTTCATAGACGCCGGCGATTGCCACCGGGCCGACTGCGCCGTTGGCAATGTCGGTCACTGCGACGCCGAGCAGGCGGCCCACCACGACCGGCTGGCCTGCGGTGAGCGCCGAACCGGCGGTGACGCTGATGACGTTCCCGTCCTGCGCATACTTGGAATTGGACATCTCGTGTACTCCTGAGTTTCTGTTGCGGGTGAGGCGGGCCGCCGCTATGGATGCCCGCCGTTCAGATCGTCAGATCAGTCACCCGGGTCCTTGTAGAGGCCGCGGTGATCGAGCGCCTTCGCCGCGGCATCGATGCGGACCTTGAAGCTCACACCGTCCGACGTGAACGCGTCCACGCGCTCCATGTACGGGGCGTCCACCCCATCCAGGAAGGCGATCTCGATCGTGTCGAACCGAGACGGGTCTGCAGCCATGTACCAGGCTGCGGGGTCGTCCGAGTCGAAGCGCGAGTCCGCGAGAATCTCGAACGTGCCGGCCACGTAGTTTGGCCGCCGGCTGTTGTTCTGGCTGGCAGCGATCTCGGTCTGCGAATCGCGGACGACGCTGGCGATACCCTCGAGAGCGACCGGACCGATCCAGTAGCGCGGGGGGATGTTTAGGCGGCCGTTGCCGCTGGCATCGGTCTGCGTGCGCATTGCAACCCGCCCTGCGTCGATCGTGGCGGTCGAGGGAACGGCGCCCGCGCTCGCCAGGTTCGAGTGGCCGCCGTCGAACAGAGCGATGCCGTCAGCCATGTTGGCATTGGCGGTGAGCACGGCGGCGAACAGGTCGCCGACCTTGCGGCGCGCCGCGCGGCCCATCGTCTCCGGGACCCGCGTGAACGCATCCAGGTCGTCGTTGATGATCGCCTGACGGTTGATCGAGAACAGCTTGCCGAACGTGGCCAGCCCGATGTCCTCGCCGTAGTCGCCGATGTCGCCCTGCGTGTACTCGCCGGACGGCTTCACTTCCTCCAGGTCAGAGAACTCGGTCATGCCGACCCGCTTGGCGGTCTTGAAGTCCACGAGGGACCCGATGCGGGCCGCCATGGGATAGATCTCGACCTGGTTCTCGTAGCCCATCAGCATCGACTTGTTCGCCACGTCGGCGAGCAGCGAGTCAAAGGACGACTGCGAGTGACGGAACGCAGTGTTCACGATCTGAGTTCGATCCATTCCGGACATCGAAACACCGCCGAGCGACAAGCTGTGCCGCGCCAGATCGAACAGCGAGAACGCCCGGAACTCGTTCGACTGATCGTCGCGCTGACCGAATCCGGCACGAGCCACGAGCGCCTTGAATGCGCCGTTCCGGAACTTGTCGATCGCGTCCTCGATGATCACGGCACCGCCCACGGGGCCGGGCTCGGGCTGGGTGCGGGCCTTGGCCAGCGTTTCGATCACGACGTCCTTGGCGGCCTCCACGGTGACGTCCTTGAGGATGCAGTTCGCCATCGAGTCCTTCATGCCCTCGATATAGAAGTGGGGCTCGAACAACGCACGGATGCCGTCACGGCGGGCGCGTTCTTCGCCCTTTGCTGCTTCGACGGCATCGGTGATCGCCGCCTGATTCGTTTCGGGGTCCATAGGACCTCCTTTCTGGTGATCGGCGGCGTCCGCCGAGTTGCTGGAAACCGGCGCGGAGGCCGGGCTAGAACTGCCAGCGGATGCCGGCGGTGCTTCGGTCGGCGGTTCGCCGGCCTTCAGTTGCTCTGGGAGCGAGCCGAACTTGCCCTGGAGGTCGAACTGGCGTGCGCACGCAGCTACGTCTACCTCGGGAGCGTCTAGAATCACGTCGATCAGGCCCATCGCCAGAGCCTCGTCGGCGGTTAGCCACGTCTCCTCGTCCATCATGCGGACCAGATCTTCCTCGTCGACACTCGCGCGCGTGAGGTAGATCGAGATCAGCTGAGCTTTCACCTTGTCCAGCAGGTCGGCATGCTTGCGCATGTCGGCCGCGTCACCGAATGCGCCAGAAGCGGGGTTGTGAATCATCATCAGTGCGTTTGGCGCCATGGCGATCTGATCGCCCGCGAGAGCAATCACCGATGCCATGCTTGCCGCTATGCCGTCGATGTAGACGTCGACGCGGCCTTGGTGCGCCTTGAGCGTGTTGTAGATCGCCAGGCCGTCGAACACCGAGCCACCAGGCGAGTTGATGTGCAGATCGATCGCCTCGCCCTCGTGGTCCTTCAGAGAGTCGACGAACTGCTGAGCGGTGACGCCCCACGCGCCGATCTCGTCGTAGATGTAGACGGCGAGGGCCTGCAGCATTGCGCTGATCGAGAACCACGATTTCTTTCCGTCACGCATCGTCTTCTTCCTCTGCTTGGACCGAATTCGTTGATGGCTGCTCGCCGAGCTGGGCAGCCTCCATCTCGCGCTGCCGCGCGACCTCCCGGGGATCACGGCCCCGGGCACGCATGACCGCGGAGCGAGTCGTCAGCCCCAGAGCGAGCTCCTTCTCGATGCCAGCCATTTCCTTGTTCGGATCCACCCAGGGCATCGCAGGACGGCTGAAATCGCAGTCGCGAAGCGATACGGGGTCGATATCGGACATCATTCGAAGCAGGTCGCGATTCCCGATCACAGCGGCATCGAGAAATGCGTGCCACTTCGGCATTTCGAGGCGCGAGACAACCCAGGACCATACGATGCCGTAGTGCGCGTGCTGTTCGACGAGCTCCTGGCGCTGTGCGCTATACGTGCCGTTGTAGTTGCGACTCAGGCTTGAGTATGAAAGGCCGAGGCCGGAGGCCAAGGCTCGGAACTGATCCTGTCGGAACGGGATCAGCGCATTGTTCGGACGATTCGAAACGATCGACTGCATCTCCTCGCCAGGCTGGAGATCATCGATGACCATTCCCGGGACGAACTCGATTTCACGGTAGTCGTTGTCGGGATCGGACGGCGGCGTGTACATGTAGGGATCGCCCTTCTTGATCGAAACCGCCATCGCTGCGGCGACGCGGGCTGCGACACGCTCCGTCTCGTCGATTTCGTTGATGTCGCTGATTCGGCGCAGTGCTGCCGAAAACAGCGAGACTCCGCGCACCTGCCTGATCCGATCCTTCAGCGCGAGGTGTGACACGAACCGAGCTTCTATGCGGCGCGTGTCTTCGCTGTTCTGCAGGCGGACAGTGAAGTCCTCGTTGATTCGCCGCTTCAGGAGGTGGTAAGCAACCGGTCGGCTCCAATCGTTCAGCTCGATGCCCTGCTCTATCTTCCGTGCCGCGTCCTGGTACAGCGAAGGGCAGTATTCCGCCTCGATCAGCTCGTAGCTGTAGGGGACAATCGTTCCGTGCTGCAGGCCCGGGATGCGGTCGACCAGATGCTGTGCGAAGACCTCGCCGTCGCGCAGCGCTGATCGCACGGCAACGCGCTGCGCCGCGGGCTCGTCGAACTCCCACGTCACTTCAGGACGCCTCGCCCACTCCCGGTAGAGGTGCGAAAGCGTCTCGTTTAGCTCCTCGTGCAGATCGCCGTTGCGGAGCCGGATCTGCGGCTCAGGCTTGATCCCGGCGCCGACGACGTTGGCGACCATGGTCCCCAGCGCGCCGCGCGCGATGTCGCTGTTGTGCTCGAGGTGCCGAGCCTGTTCGCGAAGGCTGCGCGCTGCGTCGCCGACCGCCGCGTTCGGTCCACGGCTCTCGCGATCCGCACGGTGCTGACGCGTCTTGCGCGCTGCCTCGTAGACCGCGGTCATCGCGCGGGCGCGAAGCCGGCGCTCGGCGTACAGCGGGAACGTAGATGCTATCAAGCGATCCAGTCGGCTCATCATAACCGCGCCACGCCGAATCGTGAGCGCCGATCGCTACTCAAAGCTCGCTGCTCGAGCTCCGCCTCCACGCGCGACCAGTAGTTGATCTGACCCCGCACCTGGGCAGCGTCCGAACGGGTCAGCGTTCGGCCGTTCATCGAGAACGACTGGCCCGACGCAAGCGCAAGGTCGGCCGCGATCCACGCCTGGAGATTCGCGCGGACCGTGCCGAGGTTCAGGGTGGGCATTGCTACCTCCGAATCCAGGGCTGGCCGCGACGGCCGACCCAGTTCGATTTTCGTTGCGGCCGCGGCCGTGGTGTCGCTCGCTCGGGCGAAGGAGCCCTTTCCGGCTCGTTGAGCTTCGCGCCGAGGTGCTGCAGCGCGATGCGCAGCGCCGCGAACGCGTAGACCCTGCAGTCCAGCGCCTCGACCCGCGGGCGCGTTGCGTGCCACTCGAAGTAGCTGTGCCCGCGCGAGAACTTGCGCCGCTTCACCTCGCCGGCGAGCTGCGCGAAATACTCCTCGTCGTAGTCCTCGGCAATGGGCCAGTGGCAGTAGCCGGGTCCCGGCTCCTCGATAGCGAGGCGCTGGTAGATCGTGTCCTTGCCGGTGTCGGTGCCGAGCTCGGTCAGGTAGACGCGCTTCTGGGTCGGACGGCGCGGGAACGTGTGGATCGGCTTGCCACGCTGGCTGGAGCCCTTCACAGGGATCGCCCATCGCACGCCGGCGCGGATCGAGAACGCGTACACCTCGTCCGACAGGTATCCCGAGTCGATGCAGCCGCAGATCGGCGTCAGCCGCCGGCCGTCCTCGGTCTCGAACGTGCGGCGCAGCTGCTGCGCCAGGTTGATCCACGCTTGCGGCTTCGTCGGGTCCACGTAGAACCGCTGGTAGTCCAGCGACCACGACTCCTCGCCCTCGCCCCAGCCGACAAACTCGAACTCGAATCGATCAGCCTGAACGTCGCAGCCCCAGGTCACGACCTGAACTGAGGCCGGCGGGCGGTCGTAGTGCTCCCGCCTCCGGTAAAGCGGTGTCGCTTCGACGCGCTCCTCCGACTCCTGCCACGTCTCGCCGAGGGTCGTGTTCGTCCACGCCTTCAGCAGTTCCGTGTCGTCCATCGCCGCTTCGTGCTCTCGAGCGATCTCCGAGAGCCGCGTCCAGGGCGAGTAGAGCGCCGAGAGGTGGAATCCGGCGACACCGCGCGTCGCGCCTCGCGCCTCCCAGCGGCCCCGCGCGATCGACCGCCACCGCTGGCTGTCGCTCCAGAGCGTCCCGCATTGCTCGCAGACGTACTCTGCGCGATCACGCTCGCCCTTCGGCCAGACGACGTTCTTCCACAACAGGCGCTGCTCATGCCCGCAGTCGCTGCAAGCCACCAGGAATACGCGCTGGTCAGACTCGTTGTAGGCATGCTCGATCCGGCTTGACCCAGCTGTGCCTGGCGTCGAGACCATCACGATCTTGCGGTTCCAGAAGTTCGCGGTGCGCTTCCGAGCGAGCGTGATCGGGTCGCCCTCGGTGCCGGCCGACGCCGGGTAGCGGTCCGCCTCGTCTGCCAGCACCACCCGTATCGGGCGCGACGCCAGCGAGGCCGGCGAGTTCGCCCCGGCCATGGTGATTTGTCCGCCGGGGAACGACTTGTGCAGCATCGTGTTGCCGCTGTCCCGCGCCCTGGCGTCCTTGACGGTCCCGCGCAGCGCCGGGGTATCACGCAGCATCGGCGCCAACCGGTCCTTGCTGAACGCCTGCGCCATCTCCAGCGTCGGTTGCAGCAGCAGCAGCGGCGCCGGGTCTTGAGCAATGTGGAAGCCCAGGCAGTTCAGCAGGATCTCGGTCTTGCCGACCTGCGCCGATGACATCACCACGACCTCGGTGATGCTCGGATCGCTGATCGCATCCATGATCCCGCGCTGGTACTCCGCGCGTGCGGTGGTCCAAGTGCCGGGCTCGCTTGAGGCTTCTGCGCTCAGTCGGCGGTAATCGTCAGCCCACTCGCTCACCGTCAGCCGCGGTGGCGGCTTCATCGACCTCCGTGCCGTCTCCTGCAGCGCCCTGGTCAGGTGCGTCGTCGTAAGCCCCAGAGATTTCAGACAGGACGTCATGGATGCCGTCATCGATCACTTGCCTCACTTCGGGGAGCGTCTCCGACCGGTAGACCAGCGGCGCGAGCTTCGGGCCCAGCGCCAAGAGTCGAGCCCGCACGTTGCCGAGCATGTCGCCGACCGCGTCCGCCACGGCTTGGACGTCCACGACCTGGGATCGCGCCTTCGCCAGCTCGATCTCCTTCAGCGTGGCCTCGGCAACCTCTCGCCGCAGCCGTGCCTCGTCGATGCTGGTCGGGTCCTCGACGCTGTTGGCCCGGTCCTGCTGGCGCACCCAGGCCACGCACTCGTTCACGGCGAACAGCCAGGGCAGACCCTTCCGGCCTTGCTGCCGATACGGCATCCCGCGGGCGACTTTCTCCGTCACCGTGGGCGGCGTGATCTCGAGGATCCGGGCAATCTGCGTGCGGTTCGCCAAGAGCTCGGTGCCGAGCTGCTTCAGATCCCCCATTTCTGCACCGTTTTGTGATAAAAAAAAGTGGCCTTGGAACTTTTGTGTCTAGCTGAATTTCGCGAGCTTGCGACC